GTGGCTAAAGGCGACATACGAGCTTTACAATTATACTTTAATTATAGGTATGGCAAGCCTAAAGAAAAGATAGATATTAATTCTTCTGAAGGTCTTAATATTAACTTTAAAGACTTAATTAAATTTAAGTGATTGAATTAAATCAAAAATATTCTACATTAGGTAATGATTCAAGATATTATGTAGTTACTGGAGGTAGAGCTTCTGGTAAATCTTTTTCAGTTAATTTAATGTTAGTTCTGCTAACATATGAAGCAAACCATACAATACTATTTACTAGATACACATTAACCTCCGCTTATGTCTCTATTATACCAGAGTTTATTGAAAAGATAGAGATGTTAAACAAATTTGATGATTTCCATATAACCAAAGACGAAATAATAAACATTAGGTCTGGAAGCAAGATAGTATTTAAAGGAATTAAAACCTCCTCTGGAGATCAAACAGCAAGTCTTAAATCTATTACAGGTGTTACTACTTGGGTATTAGATGAGGCAGAGGAATTAACAGACGAGGAAACATTTGATAAGATAGACCTAACAATAAGAGAAACTAAAAACCAGAATAGAATAATATTAATTCTTAATCCTACTACTAAAGAGCATTGGCTATATAGGAGGTTCTTTGAGGAGAAAGGAATACAGGAGGGAAGCAATACACAAAAAGATAATGTTACCTACATACATACTACTTACAAAGATAATTTAGAGAACCTATCTAAATCATTTATAAAGCAAATAGAAGATATTAAAATACGCAGACCATTAAAATATAAACATGCAATAATGGGAGGCTGGCTAGATAAAGCAGAGGGGGTTATATTTAAAAAATGGAGTGTTGGAAAGTTCAAAAAAGTAGGAGTAAGTGTATGGGGTCAAGATTATGGTTTTAGTAATGATCCTACAACCCTTATAGAGACTAATATAGACACTTCTAATAAACGAATTTATTTAAAGGAATGCTTTTACTTACCCAGCCTTACAACAAGCGAAATAACACGCTTAAATTTAAAGCATACTAACAGGGGTTTAATAATAGCTGATTCTGCTGAACCTAGACTAATAAGCGAGATACGATCTAAGGGATGTAATATTAAACCAAGCATAAAAGGACAAGGCAGTATAACATACGGAATATCACTCTTGCAAGACTATGATTTAATAATAAGCGAGGATAGTATAAACCTCATTAAAGAACTAAACAACTATGCTTGGCTTGAAAAAAAATCAAACACTCCAATAGATAAATTCAATCATTTAATTGATGCAGTAAGATACGCTGTGAGCTTCCAATTAAAGAATGTTAATAGAGGAAAGTATGCAATTCAATAGTTTCTAAAACTTTTTATTTATTCGTTATATATATATGCAAGTAGAAGTATTAATACCTGATTCATTAAAAGAAGTAACCTTAGAACAATATCAAAAGTTTTTAAAGATACAAGCTAACAACGAAGATGAAACATTTTTAGCTGTTAAAATGATAGAGATATTTTGCGGAATAAGAGGGGATATGATTATGAAAATGAAAGCGTCTAGTATTAGAGAAGTAACAAATATACTAGCTGATATGTTTAATCAGAAGCCTCCGCTTGTAAAAGAGTTTACTATGAAAGGCGTAGAGTATGGATTTATTCCAAAACTGGAAGATATGACTTTTGGAGAGTATGTAGATTTAGATACATATATTGGAGATTATGAAAATATACATAGAGCTATGGCAGTTTTATATAGACCAATAACTCAAAAATATAATGACAAATATTTAATAGAAGAATATAAAGGGGAGGACAACCAGATAATGAAGGATATGCCAATGGATGCTGTACTAAGTTCTATACTTTTTTTTTATCATTTAGGGATAGACTTATCGAAAGCTATGCTGAACTCTTTAGAGGATCAGGAGAACAAGGATTTAGTTCAGCAGCTAACTTTGGAAAAAAATGGGGATGGTATCAATCAATTTTCGGACTCGCTCAAGGAGATATTAGAAGATTTAAAGATATCACTAAATTAAATATCCATGAATGTTTGTACGCATTAAGTTTTATGAAGGAAAAATCAGAGTTAGAATCAAAACAGATAAAAAGTAAATTTAAAAAATGAGCAATCAAGGAGTAAGAGGATTTTACCAAATTACAGAAACATTAAAAACACAACTGCTTGCTGATGAAAATGTTAATACTGTAACAACAGGAGATATAACTGAAATAGATTTATCTAAACAAACTATCTTTCCCTTAGCCCATATTATTATTAATAATGTTTCAATTCAAGAACAAGTATTGCAATTTAATATTACTGTTCTTTCTATGGATATTATTGATAAGAGTAAAGAAGCAACAACCGATATATTCAGGGGCAATAACAATGAGCAAGATATACTTAACACTCAATTAGCAGTAGTTAATAAATTACTTGGAGTATTAAGACAAGGAACACTTTATACAACTAAATATCAATTAGTAAGTGATGGTTCTGTAGAGTTCTTTTATGATAGGTTTGAAAACGAGATGGCAGGAGTTGCTTGTACCTTTGATGTATTTATACAAAATGATATAAACCTATGCAGTTAAAAGAAACAAGAGAGGCTTTAAATAAATTTGCTAAATATGTTATCCAACAAGCGAGAACTAATTTAACAAAAAACAAAGGGAAAAAAAAGCAGACCTCTAATTATACTAAAGAGCTTTATAATAGTTTAGAATATTTACCTTTTATAAAAGGAGATCAGATAGGTGTTAAATTCTTTATGGAGGACTATGGCGTTTTTCAAGATAGAGGGGTTAAAGGTGTTAAAGGAGGTTCTAGTTTAAGTAACTTTAGTTATAAGACAAGTTCTGATTTAATTGGACTTGAATATCAAACCTCCAATAAAGGAAAGAAATTAGGAATGTTTGGTAAATGGGCAAAATTTAAAAGGTATCAAGCAAGAGATAAAAAAGGCAGGTTTGTTAGTTATAAAAGTACAGGTTATGCTTTAGCAAATATAATTAAAAATTATGGTATTAAGCCTAGTATGTTTTTTACTAAACCTTTTGAAAGAGCATTTAAAAATTTACCTCCAGAACTACAAGAAAGTTTTGTAACTGATATAGAAAACGCAATATCTAAATAATGGCAACACATATATTATTAAGAAGTCCGTATTTGTTAGCTGTAACTACAGGCTCTCATTTATCTGCTAAGCTAGCATTAACTGTTGATGGTACATTAAGATATACTATTATAAAAGATGCAACCTCAAATGTAACTGTATTTGATATAGCGAGTTTATCAAGGGATTATTATGCAGCATCTCCAACTACTTTAGATACAGTTAGTATTTCTGCAACTTGGTATGCTTATGATGCAGTAAATGGAGGAGGTAGTCAATTAGCAACAGCCACAGTTGTATATACAGGCTATGAAGGGTACTCTAGTTTTGGAGCTGGGGTAAATCAAGACATTGATCCAGATGATTACGAATTAACAAACACAGGAGGTAGTCAAATAATATACCTCCCAGAAAGTACAGCAGGATATGCTTATGATATGAATAGTGGAACAGCAACCAAATCAACTATTAGTACTTCAGCAACAAGTGTAGCTGCAGCATCAGGTAATACTACTTGGACTATAGAAAGAATATGTAGTGCTAAATATACACCTGTATTATTAACGTTTATAAATAAAAACGGTGTTCCTCAAGAGCAGTATTTCTTTTTAAAATCTTCTAAAACAATATCAACTAAAGCAGAAAAATTTAAAAGAAATATATTTCAATATACAGGGAATAGATATACAACTACTGATCACCAACAACAAACGTTTAATAAAAACGGAGTTAATAGATATACTTTAAATACAGATTATATTAGCGAAGCGTATGTAAATGTTATGCAAGATATTATGTTAAGTGAATATGTATGGATTAAAACAAGTGGATCAACAAGTTTAACAAAAGGCGAAACTAGACCTGTAAATGTAACTAGTAATTCACTCGTTTGGAAAACATCCTTAAACGATAGGTTGATTCAATATACTTTGGAGGTTGAAGATTCAAACGACTACATTAACAATATATTATAATGAAGCGTGAAGTACAATTATATATATCCAATACAAGAGTAGATTTATTTAAAGATGAAACAATAAGTCTTACTGATAGTATTCAAAATGTAAGAGATATATCAAAAGTATTTGCAACTTTTACTAAAACATTTACGCTTCCTGCTTCTTCTACTAATAATAAACTATTTAAACATTATTATAATTTTAATATTCGTAATGCCTCCGATACTAGCCAGAGTGCGTTTGATGCAAGAAAAAAAGTAACAGCAAGAATCGAAATAAATCTTGTACCATTTAAAGATGGTAAAATAAAACTAGAAGGGGTTGATATGAAAAACAATCAGCCTTATGCTTATAGAGTTACCTTTTTTGGAAATACTGTAGATATAAAAGATGTATTAGGGGAAGATAAGTTGTCTGCTTTAACTGATTTAAGTAGCTTAAATAAAGATTATGACGAAGGAACTGTTAAAACCTATTTAACTACAAACCCATCCTCCTCTGATATTATAGTACCATTAATTACTCATACTCAAAGATTGTATTTTGATTCAGGAGAAGATACAGCTCATACAGGAAACCTTGCTACTACTTCAAATTATCATGGGGTAAGATGGGATAATCTAAAATATGCAATTAGAGTACATAACATAATAGAGGCTATACAATCTCAATATGCAGATATTACTTTCTCTTCTGATTTCTTTACTGAAACAAGTAATGATCAATATTCCAAATTGTTTATGTGGTGTCATAGAAAAAAAGGTCAAGTAGAAAGTGGCTCACAAGTTACTGATTATCCAAATCTAGCTACAGGATGGACTGCAGGAGCTGGAACAGGAGGTAGTTCAATATTATCAAATCAAAATACTTTACGAATTACAGAAGATAATCAAACATTTGGAACAGCTTTTACTTTTTATTTAAATGAAGCATCAGGAAGTGGTACTTATGATTTACTAATTGAAAGGAATGGGTCAAGTTATTATAATCAAAATGGAATAACAGGCGATACTACAATTAATCTTTATAGCTTAAATGGAAGTCAAGTAGAGCAAGGGGATTATACTGTAACAATAACAGTAACCTCAGCAGTTACTTTTACAGCTTTAGTCTGGACTGTTACCTCTCAAGAGCCATCTGAATCTGCTATTACAGATACTTATAGTACAGGATTTACTGCAGCAGCAACATTTGAGTTTAATGTACCTCAACAATTACCTGATATTAAGATTATAGATTTTCTTGCAGGAATTTTTAAGATGTTTAATTTAACTGCTTATGTAAATAGTGCAGGAACAATGGTAGTTAAAACATTAGATAGTTACTATACTGGAGGAACTACATACGATATTACAGAATATACAAACATAGAACAGGGTCAAGTTAATTTAGCTTTACCTTTTAAGCAAATAAGTTTTGGTTATGAAGAAACTGAAACATTTTTTGCAGCAATACATGATCAATTATTTGCTCAAAAATGGGGAACTGTAAAATGGGATGAGCAAGATCCGAATTTAGATGGAAGCGTATATAAAGTACAATTACCATTTGAACATCAAAAATATGAAAGGTTAATTGATATTGACGACAGCTCCAGTACTACTATTCAATGGGGATGGAGTGTTGATGATAACCAAGATTCATATATAGGTAAACCATTATTGTTCTATCCTATATATAATTCAATGAGTGCTAATAATATTAGTTATGTAACTGCAATAGATGCTAATGGGAATTTTACTGATGAAGATGATATTACAGGAAGTATTAATATACCTAGTAATTCTGTGGCTGTAGCATCTGGCACAAGTACAGCTAATATTAATTTTAAAAATGAAGTAAACGAATATACAGGGGATGAAACTTTTACAGGCACGCTATTTCAAAATTATTATTCAACTTATATCTCTACTGTATTTGATGGAAGAAATAGATTAACAAAAGTAAAAGCGAAATTGCCTATGAATATCTTACTTAACTATACATTGGCAGATAAATTTAGAATAGGTGGAACAGCATATAGAATAAATAGTATAACAACAAACCTAACAACAGGCGAAGCAGATATAGAATTATTAAATATAACATAATGATAAAAAATATATTAGAATTATTGCCTTTTGTAAAAGGAGGATCAGAATTAATAGATATAGCAAAGGGTAAGTATAAATATCCAACTAGCTATATAGAAACATTTAAACTTATAAACAGAGAAATATGGCAAAAGAAGTAATAATAGAACTAAAAGCAAAAACCGATAATATTGAAAGAGAAGTTGAGGGGATTAATCAAGAAATAAAAACTCTTAACAAAAATGTAGATAAAACAGCAGATGGTTTTGAGGGTGTAGAGAAAGCTACTAAAGATACTGCTAAAGGAGTAAAAAGCATAGGAACTACTTTAAAAGCTATTGGTATAGGTCTTTTATTAGCTGCATTTACTAAACTAAAAGAAGTATTTGAGCAAAATCAAAAAGTTACAGATGCTTTTAATATTGCATTTGAAACTTTATCTATAGCTTTTAATGATTTCTTTAGATTTTTAGAAAATAATTTAGGAACAGTTACTGGATTCTTTTCAGATATATTTGAAAATCCAAAAGAATCGCTAATTGAATTTGGTACTGCTATTAAAAATAATATAATAGAAAGGTTTAACTCTTTCTTAGATACTTTAGGATTTTTAGCAAGTGCAGTAAAAAAAGTATTTAGTGGAGACTTTGCAGGGGCATTAGAAGATGTAAAAGAAGCAGGTAAAGAATCTTTAGATGTTCTTACTGGAGTAGATGATAGTTTTGATAAAACAGTTGAGACAGTTACTAAAGCTACAGGAGCTATAAAAGGATATGTTAAATCTACTGTAGATGCTGCAACAGAAACAGTTAATCTTAATAACCAAGTTCAAATTGCAGATGCTTTGCAACAAGGACTTATTGAAAAATACGATTTACAAGCCGAACAACAAAGACAAATAAGAGATGATGAGTCAAGATCAATAGAGGACAGAATAAAAGCTAATGAAAAATTAGGAGAAATATTAGATAAGCAAGAGGAGGAGATGCTTAAAAATGTTAAGTTAAGAGTTGAAGCAGCAGAAAGGGAGTTAGCTAAAAATGAGGACAATATAGAATTGAAAGTTCAATTAATAGAAGCTGAAAATGATTTAGCGGCAGTACAGGCACAGGTTGCAGGTTTTAGATCAGAACAGCTTACTAATATAAACGCTTTAGAAAGAGAAAGAATAGACCTTATAAAAGAAGCTAACGAAAAAGAGTTTGAACTTGAGATGGATAGGGTTAAAAATAAACAAATGGCAGTCAATGCTATAGCAGGATTAATTAATAAAGAATCAGCTATAGGAAAAATAGCATTTATAGCAAAGCAAGGATTAATGATAAAAGAGATGTATCTAACAGCTAAAAAAGCACTTACTGATATAGCTGTTGAAAGTGCAAGTGCAGGAGTAGATGTTCAAGAAGGATTTGCAGCTACATTAAAAGCAGGATTTCCAAAAAACGTACCTTTACTTATTGCATACGCTGCTCAAGCAGCAGGAATTATAGCTTCTATGATTTCTGCTGTTGGCAAAGCTAAATCTGCTATACCAAATGCAACAGGTGTAACTGTATCAAGACCTGAAACACCAAACGCTCCATCAACACCTGCATTTAATATTGTAGGATCAAGTGCATCTAACCAACTCGCTGATGTATTAGCAGGACAACAACAACAACCTATTCAAGCGTTTGTAGTTTCTAATGATGTTACTACTGCTCAAGAGCTAGATCGTAATATTATTACAGGAGCAAGTATAGGATAAACAAAATAAATTAAATATTCGTTATAATAATATGAAGATAATAGAACTAATTTTAGGAGATGGTGTTTTTTCAGGAATAGAAGCTATTTCTTTAGTCGAAGCACCTGCAATAGAGGAGGATTTTATTGCTTTAAAATCTCAAGAAGTTAAACTTGCTGAAGTATCTAGCGAGAAACGAATCTTAATGGGAGCTTTACTAGTACCAAACAAACCTATCTATCGTAAAAACGCAGAAGATGAGTATTATATTTACTTCTCAAAAAAGACAATAGAGAAAGCATCCCAGCTTTATTTAATGAATGGCAATCAAAACAATGCTACTTTAGAACATCAACACACTTTAAACGGATTAACACTTGTTGAGAGCTGGTTAGTTGAGGATGAGGTACATGATAAATCCAGAAAATATGGTTTAAATGTACCTGTAGGAACTTGGATGGGAGCTGTAAAAGTTAATTCTGAAGAAGTATGGGAGGAATTTGTTAAAACAGGCAAGGTAAAAGGGTTTAGTATTGAGGGCTACTTCGCTGATAAAGCAGAAAGACCTAAAGAGCCTATTAATGATATGGAGATGAAAGCAGAACAACAACTATCTGTGATCAGAAAAATTATTAAAGAGGGAGAAAGAGTAGAATTAGCTTTAATAGATGATGCACAAAAAAAAATAGATAACATATTTGATGAATTAAAAAGAGGACAAGCCATATTAAACCAAGCAGCAATAAAAGCAGAAAACGCTTTTGATTCAGCAAAAACACAAATAAAATCAGCACAAGCAGATTTAGACAAAATAGAAAGAGCTGCAAAAGATTTAGGTATTGACATTCCAAACGCAGCACAAATAAAAAAATCTTTAGATTCTGCAATATCAAATCAAAAAAGATTAAAAAGACAAGCTCAAGAAGCGAGTAAAATTTAATTATGAAAAAATTTAAAACACCATCAAGAACAAGTCCTAGAGCTAGTCGCAGAGCGTGTCTGTGTGAGGACAATACCTATTCAGTTAAATGCTGTAAGGGTAATTTAGTAAATCAAGGAATCGGAAATATATATTAAATTATGAGCCAGAACAGAATAAATAAAATGCTATTTAGCAAAACAGAACTATCTACAGAAAGAGTAGAGTTATCTGTAGCGGGTGATATTAACAAAATGCAAACATTAGCAGATAATATAATGAAACAAGTTTCAGCAACAAAAGCAGAAATAAAAGAAGACAACAAACTTAATTCAGCATTAGATAAAGAAATAAAAAAAAGAGCTAAAGCATCTATTAATTTAGCAAATAAGACAGATAAATTTATAGATGAAATAAAACAAGCTCATTCAAAAATAGCAAAAGTTACAGCACAAGCGTATGAAGCATCAAGATCATTAGGAGTAGATGCCTCTGCTATTAAAGGTTTTGACGCTTTAGTTAAAATTGAAGATAAATTATTAGATCAAAGAAGACTTTTAGATAATTTTAAAGCTTTTGATTGGGTATTATAAAAATGCAAATATAAATTTAAATACGTTATAGTAATATGAAATCAACCGAAATTTTAAACAAAATCAAGACTTTTTTAGGAGATGAAAAAGTTGAGGATAAAATTGAGGAAACTCCAGTAGAGTTAGAAGAAACTCCTGTGGAGGAAGCTCCTGTAGAGGAAACTCAATTAGAAAAAGTAGAGTTAGCACAAGCTAAACTTGAAAATGGAACAATAGTAGAATCAGAATCATTTAAAGCAGGAGACGAAATCTTTATCGTAACAGATGATGAGAAAGTAGCAATGCCTGTTGGAGAATATGTAATGGAAGATGGTAAACTTCTTGTTGTTGAAGAAGAAGGAATCATTGCAGATTATAGAGTTGTTTCTGATGATGTACCTCAAAAAGAAGATGAGATGGCAGAAGAAAAAGAGTATGAATCAGTAGATGATGGCAAAGAAGCTGCTGTTGATGACTGGGCAGGTATGGAAAAAAGAATTAAAAATCTTGAAGATGCTATCGCAGATATCAAAAATAGATTAGGCGAAAAAGAAGATTTTGAAAAACTAGAGGAAGAAGTTAAGCAGCAGTTATCAGAAACACCTGCTACTGAACCTATTACTCACAATCCAGAAGTGGAAAAGAAATTCAATCTAAAGTATGCACAAAACAGAAAGCAAAACGCTTTGGATAGAGTGTTAAGTAAAATGTATAATAATTAAAATTAATTAAAAATGGCAAATCCAACTTATACCGCAGGTACTTACGCAGGTGAGTTTAGTGGTAAAATTTTAGGGGCAGCTTTGTTAAGTGCATCAACTTTAGATCAAGGTGCTATAACAATTATGCCGAATGTTAGGTACAAATCTGTTCTGCAGGTAGGTGCTTGGGCAAACGTAGTTAAGGGAGCTAGTTGTGATTTTACAGCTACTGGTGCTTTAACTTTAACAGAAAAAGTGTTAACAACAAAAGAACTACAAGTAAATGCAGAGCTTTGCAAGGGTGATATGGTTCAAGAATGGCAGGCTTTAGAGATGGGATTCTCTGCTTATGCTGAAATACCAAACTCTTTTGAGGAGTATGTAATTTCAAGAGTAGCTGCTGAAGTAGCAAACGCTACAGAGACTTCAATTTGGCAAGGTGCATCAGGAGCTGATGACTATGATGGTTTTCAGGCTTTATGTGCAGGAGATGGAGATGTAGTAGATGTAGCTAAAACTACTGTAACTGCTACAAATGTAATTGATGAGATGGGCAAAGTAGTAGATGCTGCTAGTGCAAGTGTACTAGGAAAAGAAGATTTAACTTTATATGTATCAAACAATGTAGCTAGAGCTTATATTAGAGCTTTAGGTGGATTTGGAACAAGTGGTCTAGGTGCTGCTGGTATTGATAACAAAGGTACATCTTGGTATTCAAATGGAAATCAATTAACATTTGAGGGTATTCCAATTTTCGTTGCTAATGGTTTAGCTAGTGATAGAATGATCTTGACTTATAAATCTAACTTATTCTGGGGAACAGGTCTATTAGATGATAGAAATGAGGTAAGATTTATTGATATGGCTGACAAAGACGGAAGCAGAAACGTAAGAGTTATCATGCGTTGGACTGCAGGTTGTCAAATTGGTGTAGGAGGAGATATAGTATATTACTCTTAATAATTAATCATAAAAGGGGTAGTTAACCCTGCCCTTTTTTATAATACTTTATAATATGGCTTGTATATTAACTAAAGGGCGTGGATTACCATGTAAATCAGGGGTTGGTGGCTTAAAAGCTGTTTACTTTGTTGACTTTGGTGGTCTTGGAGCTTTAACACAATCTGGAGGAGAAGTTTCTGGATTTGGAGGAAGTCCAACACTTATGAAGTTTGACATTAAAGGAAACTCAACACTTGATACTACTGTAACTTCGTCAAGAGAAAACGGAACTACTTTCTATGAATCAAGTTTAGTAATGAACTTAACTTTTCAAGAAAAACAAACATCAGAAGAAATTAAATTATTAGCAATAGCTAGACCTCAAATAATTGTAGCTGATTATAATGGTAATTTCTTTTTATTAGGTGAAAATAATGGGTGTGAACTAACTACAGGTACATTTAGTAGTGGAGCAGCTATGGGAGATATGTCTGGTTATTCTTTAACTTTTACGACATCTGAACAAAACCCTCCATTATTTGTACAGAAATCTGTAATAGATGGTGCAACTGAAGGAACACAGATAACACCTAACTAACAAGGTTCTAACTTGTTTTCAAAAAAAAGAGGGGATATGTAATTTATATCCCTTTTTTTTATATATTTGTTATAGTGTTTTCATGATTTTTAGTTTAAGGGGGAGGTTTTAATGCCTCCTTTTTTTATAGGCAAAAAATAAAATTTGTTCGTTATATTAGTATGATACATTTAACGACATCAGCTTCAAGTCAAACAATGAAAATAATTCCAAGAAGTTATGCTAGTACTGTCAGTATGATTTTAAGAGACGATTCAACTAATACCTCCACAACTTATAGTAGTATAAGTACTTCAACTGACAAAAATTATTTAGTAATTGCAAAGGCTTTAAGTCCTGTTTTAGTTGAAGGCAGATTTTATGATATGACAGTTAAAGAAGGTGCGAATATAATTTATAAAGATAAAATATTTTGTACAAATCAAACTATAAACCAAGAAAATAACGATTATTATAGTGTTAATAGTGGAGAATACACAACAGAAGATAGTTACGATAACGATTATATAATAATATGAAAAATAAAACCGAATTAAGTATTGTTAATTTAAGTGGTTATACTTCTCCTGAAGTAAAAGAGGTAATAGGTAAAGAATGGATTGCTTTCGGCAAGGATAACGACTATTTTCAATATTTAATAGATCGCTATAACGGAAGTCCGACAAATATGGCTATTATAAACGGAATATCTGACATGATATTTGGAAAAGGCTTAGATGCTACTGATTCTCATAGACGACCAGACCAATATGCGTTTATGATTTCTTTATTTAGGGATGAAGTTGTAAGAAGGCTATGTTCTGACTTAAAATTAATGGGTCAATGTGCAATACAAGTAATTTATTCAAAAGACAGGTCAAGAATTGTAAAATTAGAGCATATTCCTGTAGAAACTCTTAGAGCTGAGAGATGTAATGAAAAAGGGGAGATACCTGCTTATTTTTATTGTAATGATTGGTCTAAATATAAAAGAAACATGGAGTTAAAGCGTATTCCTGCTTTTAATATGTCTAAGGAGGGCTTAGAAATAATGTACATTAAGCCTTATAGAGCAGGTTATAAGTATTATAGTCCGCCAGATTATGAAGGTGGTACTCAATATGCAGAGCTTGAACAAGAAATATCTAATTATCATTTGAATAATATTCTAAATGGTCTTGCCC